CTGGAACAGAGGAGCTTCTTGTACGTGAAGCCCATGCGCTTATATACGTCTTCAAGGGGTCCGGCAATATTGCCATCGACTACATCATCGTCGCCGAAGTGGAGCCCCAGGTCATTGTAGGCGCTTATTACAGACTGTCCAGTCTCACGCCGAGCGATGAACTCGGCGAGCGCCGTGATATACGTGTTGCGCCAGGTAGTACCGGCGCGACCCGAAATCAGCTTGTTTTCCGCACAATACCGCTCATCAGAAATGCGGCGGTCAGGGATAATCTTGGCTTTGTAGCCTTGCATGAGTACTGGTTCAAGGTCGGCCGCGTCGTCTTCGCAAAACTCGCGGAACCATACAACCTCGGCCCAGGACGTAAACTCATTGTGACAGCCGTCACAGTTGCTCAAATCACCGCAACAAAGCAGTGAGAACTTGTCGGCCATCGCCTTGACACTATCGGCGAGAACAGGTGCCGTACGACCCGGTGCATACCAGGGAAACACGGGCTCGCCATTTGCGTCAAGGGTCTTCATCATTTCCGAGTTAGGCAACAACCATCTTGCCTCTCGAAGAAATGCCTGTTTGTCAGGATTTGCAATGTCACGCGGAGCTTTAGCGAGCGACGGCTCAACTTTGATAAAGCTACCAACGCGCAACTTCTGCCACCACGGATCTGATGCTGCAGTGATCTTGTCCTTGCGCACCGTGGGGCGATCTTCCCTTTCTATCAACTCGTCGATGTCCATGGGACCAATGCAATGGCCCACACCGAATACCGCATCCACTCTGCGTCGCGTCTCAGAAATGAATTCCTGTGTATAGGACTCAAACTTCTCGCGGTCAGCAGCGTGGGGACGATCAGTAACGACGTCTTGATGACGCAACTGGTCGGCGGCTGCCATGTTGGCCTCGTTGCGGAAAGGATAATATGCTGGCTTGTCGACAAAAGGAGGACACTCCTCATGGCCTGTCTCGAGCGGATTGTCATCATACACTCGATGGGTCAGGGGGTCCTCAACTTGATGGGTGAACCCCAGTCGGCTCACCGCAGATGTGGGCAAGCCGAGGAGATCATCCAGCCAGTTCGACAAGGTCCAGACATTCTTCGCATAGTCTGACGCACTAGGGTCAAGGACTGAACGGACAGCAGACTGGATGCTGCCAACTCCCGTGCGCGCGCTACTGTGCTTCAAGCGCAAGCGCAGGGAATCAAGAAAGTCAAGAGGTAAATTGAAATGCCGCATCGTCGGTCCATCCACACCATTGTGAGTAAGCTGCATCTCTGGCTGTGCGACGCACCCAGTTGTAGTGAGTGCCTCAAAGCCTGGAGCGATGCTCGTCCTAAGAGATTGAAGGACATGCCACTGGCCGATGGCATAAGAATGCGTAAAGCAATGGCAAATGCCAGCTTCGGCCAATGGCTCTAAGAGCACAATCTGGTAGAGGGGATGAATGCGGCAACGCTGGATGGTGTGAAACTTCAGGGTACCACGGCTGGCCGTCATAACACGGTCTTGCTCGTAGTCCCACACGCGTGTGGCATCTGACTCAGAGTTGCCATCAAACAGCGTGTGGAGCATGTTGTCCTGATACCACCAGCGGTCATGGTCGGAGCTGCCAGTGACGGTTTCGGGCCGCCGCTGCAACAGCAATATAGGGCCACGATGCTGCATCCACGAGTGCATGTCAAGGTGGCCGTCTATGTCTTCCATCACAAGAAGGTCATCGGCAAGAACACGGCGAGTGCGCTCAGTAAAGCGCGCATCGTCGGGCCGGAAGTGACGAAGGTAGTCCGGATCATCGCCACCCATCACGTTGTACAGCCGCCTGTTCCAGACGGCTGACAATACGCGAGAGTAGCGGCGGAAGAAATTGGGAACATCATCGCGAGACCCAGGCCCAAAGCCGGGGGTCCCAGCGCATGGGAGTTGGTGAAGAGCGGTCTTTTCATTAGGAGCCGAGCCGGTTGATACCATCGCACAGCCCAGCCACACAGAACGACACAAGTCAGGCCACGGCCAACACCAAGCCGGATAGACCCCCCA